TATAATTATATAATGTCATTAGAGTTAAAAAAATTTGATATGAAAAATATTACATTTAAATCAAATGATACAAAAGGGCCTGTTATATTTTTGATAGGTCGCCGTGATACTGGAAAAACATTTTTGGTTAAAGATTTATTATATTATCATCAAGATGTTCCAATCGGAACGGTAATTTCAGGAACGGAAGAAGGGAATGGTTTTTATTCAAAACTGGTCCCAAAACTGTTTATACACAATGAATATAACACTGCAATTATTGAAAACATATTAAAAAGGCAAAGATCGGTTTTAAAACAAATATCAAAAGAGGTTGAAACTTACAAAAAAAGTAATATTGACCCAAGAACATTTGTAATTATGGATGATTGTTTATATGATAATACTTGGTCACGAGATAAAATGATGAGATTATTATTTTTAAATGGTCGGCATTGGAAAGTGATGCTTGTAGTTACTATGCAGTATCCGTTAGGAGTCCCCCCAACACTACGAACAAATATAGACTATGTTTTCATTTTAAGAGAACCTTATATTGCGAATCGTAAAAGAATATATGAGAATTATGCGGGTATGTTTCCTACATTTGAGTCATTTTGTCAAGTAATGGACCAATGTACTGAAAATTATGAATGTTTAGTAATAAATAATAATGTTAAATCAAATAAATTACAAGACCAAGTATTTTGGTACAAGGCGGATAGTCATAACGATTTTAAGTTAGGCAGTAAAGAATTTTGGGAGTTGTCCAAAGGCATTAATTCGGATGATGAAGAAGAAAAATACGATCCGTCAAATAGTAAAAAAAGAGGCCAGGGCCAAAAAATTAATGTTAAAAAAACAACGAAATGGTAGGTAATCATTTTTTTTAATATTTTTTTTAACTATTGGTAATATATGTTATCATTTATTTTTAAAATTAAATTAGTATTCAAGATTATGACAATATTATATATTATTTTTAGTTAGATAATATATGTGAGTCGTAATACACATTAAGCATTCGAAATAATTATAATAATAAATTTTGTTTATTATTATATAATGTATATTTTGTATTTATGATGTATATTGTGCGGGCTGGCACTGGCATATAAATATTTATTTCTTCGTCGCAAATGGACCGCTTGTTAAAAGGCTTTGGCCATAATCAGATTTACCCATAATTATATTATCGCCTTCGAATAATTCACTACGAATATCTTCGGTTGTAAGCGACGCATTTTTTTGTAAAACATCTATTTGAGTATTCATATTATTAATCCCGATTAAGTTTCCGTTATCATCGATAGTTTGCGTTAACTTAGCACCCGTTTTTTCGGCCTTTTTAATATTGTCTTCAATTGCGGATTTTTTAGCCTCTTTAATTCGCTGATCAAATGTGGTTTTCGCATTGGTTTCATTCTTAATTTTTTCACTCATTAATTTATTGAGTTCTTCTTCTAAATATTCGACTCTTCCAGTTTTATATGCTTCAGGGTCCCAAGGCATCCACATTCCTACAGGTCCAACAAAAACATCATGAGAAGGGTCCTGCTCTCGTAATAATTTACACCGTAGTTCGGCTTCTTCCAATGTAGGAAATGTTCCTCTAATCTTTACACCGCGTGTACTTGTTTGGAAATTATGGGCTACATTAAATTTAGCGTCAAGTTCTTCCTCATTCTTATCGACAAATGTTTTAAACTCGTCCGTTATATTAAGCTTAGTTAATTCGCCTTTTTCTTCTTGGACAAATTCAGTAAAATCAGAATACACATCATCGAACTTTAACTTATATTTATAAGATAAAAAATTTAAAAAAGATACAAACTTTTCCATTGATTTATTGAAATTATATTTATTTAGGAATTCTTCAAAAAAGTAATTCTCCTTTTTTTTAAGAATGTTTTCAGGGGAAACAAATGACATACATACAAATTTTTGTCCGGCGATTGGTTTATCTTCTTCAAGTAAATCTACATAATTTCTGTTTTTTTGTGGATTGCTGTTACTTTTACTTTGATATTCAGACATTTTATAATTTTAATTATTTATGTTTAAGTTTTTTAATTATAAATATATATTTTTTTCTTTGGATTTATTATAATGAACGGAATGGTGAATATAGGAGAACTAGTTAAACGACTAATAAAATATTTGGTTCAGGGTCTAATGATTGCTATTGTTTGTTATGCTGTACCAAAACGCTCATTGAACCTTGAAGAAATCGGCGTTATTGCCCTTACGGCAGCCGCAACATTCTCCATTTTAGATACTTATCTTCCATCCATTGCGGTTTCTGCCAGAACCGGAGCTGGATTTGGAATAGGTGCTAACTTGGTCGGGTTCCCTATGTAAATTATATAGGGTGACATTGAATATTTTACACATAAGTTACATTCAATATATTTATTGTAATCGCAATAAATATATAAAAATACAACATATATCATTTTTATATTTACAAATATATACCTACCTATAACTATATAATTTATTATTATTTACGCAAATTCTTCTTCATCTTCAATTATCAAATTTTTAGGTTTTACAACTCTTGATTTTTTTACCTTTGATTTTACTTCAGGTTGTATTGTTTCATCATCTTCTTCAATTATCAACTTTTTAGGTTTAACAATTCTTAACTGTTTTACCTTTGGTTTTACTTCAATTTCTATCACTTCGTCTTCCTCAACCACTTCATTTGACGACGGATTTTTTATTTGGTTGATTTCTTGGCGTGTTAATCCTATTAACTTGTAAAACTCGTCTTCTGTAATATCCGCAATTCCCAACTTACGAATGTCTGGAAGATATTTGAATGCTTCACTATCTAAAAACGATTGTCCGTATTTAGGATAATCACTAATAACTACACTAATGTTAAAATCCATTATTTTTTTAATCAACTCTAAATTGTCGCCCAAAATGTAAAACTTGTGATTTCCAGTCAAACTCATTTTTCCTTCATCAATAAACGCACCCTTAAATCCTCGTTTATTCGCAATAATCAGTTTGCGTTTATTTGCGTCTGGATGTTGTTCTGTTGCTTTTTTAACCAATATACCTTCGTTTAAGGTATATGTATCAATCGCCCACATATCTTCTAATGTATATTCCGTTGGTATTTTTGCCTTTGTTCCAGATGATTTTATTGTTTTTGTTTTGTATTCCAAAGTACAATTATGTTTTTCTATAAACTGAATTAGTTTATCAAATATACTATGGAATGCTAATGGAATGGAATAATTTTTATTGAGATATTCAAACGATGTTGTTGTAAGTTTTTTGCGTTTGATTTCGCTAATAATCTCTGTCTTTTTATTTTGTGTATTAAGAGTGTTTTGTAATACATACAACGAAATAGGAATATCAGCATTAATCATTCCTTTTGATTGCGAATCGTCCCACAATTTCAACCAAACAATATGTTTCTCCAACATATTGTTATGTAGTGAATGACTTTTTTTTAACCAACTCAATGGATTAATGAATGCTAAAAACCCATCTGGTTTCAACCATTCAAACGATTTTTCAATAAACTTCGTCCAGATGGTTTCATTTTTATCTCCCAACTGCTTTCCAGTATGAGAACGAATGCCACCTTTGTTGTATGGCGGATTTCCCAAAATTACATCAAAACTATTGACTTGTAATCCCCAGAGACTTACTATATCAAGTTCTAATGTATCTCCTTCGTAAAGATTTAACTTATATTGATTATTCATATTGAATATTTGATGACTAATAAACACATTTTTCTTATTTAATTCGCTCATATACAACATATTTTCTATGATATGTTTCTTGCGTTCTTCATTATTTGGAATTTGCGTTTTTAATCCTTCCATCAGTTTCAAATAAACCGCTACTGGAAAATTACCCATACCAGATGCAGGGTCAAACCATTTGAAACATGGTTCAGTAAATATACTTCTTCCGTGTCCCTTAATATAATGTTTATCTAAATTATCCAACATTTCAAATACTAAACACATAGGAGTAAATACTTCGCCGTTTTCTTGCTTCTCCTTTTGCTTTGGTTTCAAACAACTATCAATTAGTTCCAACAATTCTTTTGGTTTATCTATTAAACTTTGTAAAGACATTTTAAATTGGATTGCTATATTATATACAAAAGAGTTCTTATTAATATATTTTTCAACAATCTTTTCAATTAATTTTATAATATCTTTTTTGTTCCACCAAATAAACGACTGGTCATTAAATACACTTAATAAGGATGGGTTCAATTTAACGACATTCAACATTTCTAAAATATCATTATGACCCGTATTCATAGTTAAAATACAACTCAATGGAATAATAAACGGCAACACATCTTTTGTAAGGGAAATATTTACATCGGAAACATCCGCATTTGAAGTTTCGTCAACATCATTTTCTCCGCCATCTTGTTTTATTGTTTCTTTTCCAGATTGTAATGCTTGATCATTTTCTTCATCAAACTGAACTTTTACATTTACTTTCTCATCACCAATAGAAGTTGTAAAATATTGATTTAACATTTTTTGGTCTTTTGTATCCAATTCAATTATGTTTTCTTCAATTTTTCTCAACAAAATTTTTAGGTTATTTATTTGGTCTGATTTCCAAATTTGCAAAAGTTTTTCAACCAATTTTGTCTTGTTTTCTTTTCCTTGAAATAAATCACTGTCTATATTTATTAAATTATTTTCTACCAGATATGTTATTTTCTGCTCTACATTCAAATCTTTTTTATACACATTATAATCCAATAATGTGTTAAGCACCCGAGATATATTCAAATCCACAACAAATCCCATTTTTTTATTTCCACTATTGATTTTATAATTATCTGGTGTATTAATGCTTTCAGTCATACAACGATACATCATTTGGATAATTTTATCACTTGAAACAATATCATTAAACAAAAATACAACATCTACAAATGGTAATGTAATTCCCAAAGTTAATTGATTTCCTGCTAATAAAATCAACCCATCTTTTCCTTCTTCTTTTGCCTTCAATTCCCAATTTTTTATTTCTTCTTTGATGTCTTTCAATTTATATGCTTTCTTGGAATTCACAATTTTTATTTCATAATTTTTAAGGATACTATTTTTCCCCATTCTATCTTTCAAATGTTCGCTTACTTTGTTAATCGTCATATTTATTCCAAAAGGTAAAAACCATAATTGAGTTGTAAAATCTCCATTATTTAATCGTGTTCTGCTATTATTTTCAATAGCAATTCGTTTTATTCTTCCAAATATAGATAAATCTTTTTTAGGGTAATCTTGTTCCTTATTGCTTCCAGTAATATATCTCAACATTGTATCAAGTTCATTTGGAAAATTACCACTTAAAAGTGTTCCATTTGAAAAGCCGTATGAAGTATCCTTAATTTGTTCTTTGATTACTTCAAATCTTTTCCTATCCATCATATTTGTAAGTATATGTAAATCTGGCATTTTATCATAAATAGATAACATTTGTTCTTTATTTTCTTCGGTTAAGAACAACAATACATCTTCTCCATGTTTTTCTACTAATCCATGAATATTTCGTTTTTTACATAATTGTTCGTCTTCAATATCCCAATAAAATTGGCATTCCAAAGGAATATTCCATTCACTTAGCGGTTTTGCATAAGTTGCTGTTAAATATACTTTTATAGTTTTTGACGACGAGTACGAGTGTAAAATATTTTTAGACATTAGTGTTGTTCCGTGAAAATGGTTCTCATCAAACACGATAAAATCTAAATTGAGTTGTTGTATTGCTTCCACTTTTTTTTCACACACATAATCATCTAATAATTGTTTGCTTACGATAATAATATTATTTCCTTGAAGAACCATCGTTTCAAAATCAGTTCCTTTTTTAATTTCAACAATATTTATTCCATTAAAATCTCTAAATTTATGAAATAAATCATCTGTGAATTGAGATAATGTTTCTCTTGGTGCTGGTGTAATAATCAATCCATTTAATCCTCCATATTTTTTACGGTATTTAATAAACAACCCACCAACACAATAAGTTTTTCCAGACCTCGCTTTTGCTCCCAGTAATAAATCCTTTTCTCCTTCATCAATTCTTTCCATTTGTTTATATGTAATTAAATCTTGATGAAACCGCTCTTGTAAAGGAACTTTTTCATTACAAAATTTAGAATTCACTTCATCAATAGTAATGTCTTGTATAGAGTGTTTGAGAATTTGAAAACATATTTCTAAATCTTCTAAATCTAAAATGCGATGTATATTTTCTTTGATATAATTGTTTGTTGCTTGACTTGAAGTGATTATATTTATTACTTTTTGTTTATTATTCACAACAAGATAAATATCACATTCTTTATATTTATGTGAGTGTTGTTTTACAATTGCTAAAATTTTCTCAACATCGTAATTATCAATAGATTTTTTACTATCATCTAAGTAAAACTTGGAAGACATAAAAACCCATTTCCCATTATTTTTATTTTGTAAAGTAATGTCACTTGAACCCCCTTTTCCTTTGCTAAATACAGATATACCTCGTAAGTAAATTTCTAAATCCGCCACTTTTTTTAATTTACAAGTATTAATATTTCCTTCATAATGGTCGTAAATATCATTTGGTAAGATGGAATAAAATCCAAATTTAATGATAATATCCCATACTTTTTCAAATACATTACCTCTTTTAGATTGCGTTTCTGCCTTTGTTTTACCATTTACAGATTGTAAAAGTTCGTCAAAAGTAGAAACTTGTTGCATGCGTTCAAATAATTCAATTCCGTTCATTTTTGCGATAGTTTAAGTATTATACTATCTTTATTATTCATTAAAATATCTTCAATTTTATTTATTTAACTTTAATTATATTTGTTCTTGGGTTCCCTATGTAAATTATATAAATATACTCAAATATTATTTATATAATTCAAATTGTAGAAATAAACTCCCAGTTTAATTCTTGGCATATTTGTTTCCAAATAGAATCTTGTTCGATTCGCTTTTCTATATCTTTTAGCATCGGAAAATGCGAAAGATATTGCGTTTTTCCCAAAAGTTCACATAACTTATAAGCGGTATAATAATAGTTCAAAAAGTTGACTCTATAATTAGGACAAAATTTTGAATATGGGTATTGTAGCTCAATAAATAAATTACAAAGAATTTCTTCTAATTCTTGTGTCATGACCGGCGGCGGAATACCAAGTTTATTTTTTATAAATGGTATATGCTCGTAATATTTGTTGTATCCGAGTTTTTTCAAAATTTCTTTTGTTTTTTCATTTGTTACTTGACTCAATAATATTCTTTCTTTTTTTATTTGACATTTTATATTTTCAATTACCTGGGGAGGGATTTGCGTTGTTTCCTTTCCTTGAAATTGTGCGAGTATTTCTTTAAAATGATTAATGCGTTTGTAAGCATAAAAACATACTTCTTTGGGCGGTTCTTTATATGAAGGTTTTTCATTTTCAATTAAATATGGAATATTTCGATAACAATTATTACATACTAATAAGCCATCTTCTTCAACTGAAATAAGTTCTCCCTTATTACAATATTTACAAATATCGGTTGGATAAATGAATGAATTGATATCAATAAAATTGTTATCAATGTTGGATAAATATTTTTTTACAATATTACAACGTGTTTCATTTTTATTTTCGCAGTTGTCATTCTTTTCTTTAATTTTAAAAAAATCATACAATAGTTTATTCTTGTTTTGTTTTTCATGTGTGTCCTCTTTAGAAATATTTTTTTTATTTTCAAAATAATCAAAAATATATTTTGAATTATTTAAATAATACTCTTTTTTTTTACTATGAATATTTTTTATTTTATTGGTAATCTCAATAACTTTGTCTTGTATTTCTAATTTTTCTTCAATCGACATTTTCATATTTCCAATCATTTTATTTTTTAGTTCATATCTTTCTTTTTTTAATAATGGTATTTTTTCATTGTCATTTTTACTGAATTCTTTTAAGTATTCA